GGGAGAACCTTTAACAAAGGTAATACTTACTATCCTCAACCTAGTAGTCGAGGAAGAAGCTTTCCGATGGAAACATAAAGGACACTGTCCTTATAAAAAGTGGCGCTCTTACCATATTGGTGGAGACGATCACATAGCTTGTGGTCCTAAGGACTACTTAGAGAGAATAACATATAACCACATAAGGTGGGGATCTGTTATCTCCAAAGGTAAACACGGACTTTCAAAGGTCCTTGTTAAGTACTGTGAGAAGGTAATCGATGTTCGAAACCTACTCAAAGGGTTTAATATTTTCGATACTAACAATAGTACCGAAGGATATAGAAATAGTCCTTTCGTTGACTCTGTCAAGGTTAGGCTACTTAGTCCTACAAGTAAATCATTTGATGTGATTTCCGATAGGAATATAGCCATAGGAAAGGGAATTTCCTTAGGAAATACCTTAAAATGGCTAAATCGAGACCACTTTAGTATAAAGTGGGTCAAGATGGTAAGATCTAGATTCTTTGCAAGAATGGGATCTTTATTGCCCAACGACACTTCAAGCGTCTATTGGCAACTACATTTACCTGTACACTTAGGTGGACTTGGATTATATGTCGACGATGAAGTCGACGAATTGTATAATAAAATTCCAAGAGCTACTCACAGTGTAATGGTTAACATTCTAAGAGATCCCGATGATCGGAAACCCTTAGAAATACTATCCAACTTCTTATCGAACTGCTCGTATAGAGGGTTCGTTCTCAATGAGACAGAGGTTGGTATGATAAAGTCTCAAGTTGAGACTGTTATAGAACAACTCCCCTCTCTAGATTGGAAAGGGGTAAAAGCAGAATTCGATCCTTCTGGAGAGAAATCTGCCGTTGAATTAGTGAGCGAAGCTCACTCTAATGGCTATTTATCTAGACAAGAGTGTCTAGATTATATGCTCAGACCGATACTTTTCAAAGAAATTCTTTTAGGTATCGCAAGGCCTTCGGCCTATAATACAGAACCCCTAAAAAGACGCTATGCGAAAATTTGGGATCTTTATAATACTGACGAAAAGCCAACTCTTGAAGAGTTTAGAGATTTCGTCAAAAACAGACCAAAAGGATAAATTCTACAAAGTAGAATATCCTCCGGAATTCATTTTTACTCAGATAGGAACTATCTGTTTAAAAGTGCCATCGATGATGCCCTAAACGGTATGCCAAATTTGGCAATACCGAATAATTGGTTATAAAGATGTAACTAATTTACGGGTATCCTATACTCTCTTAGCCCGAAGGCATTAAGAGATTATATATTCTACCGCTGCTGGCTTGCTTCTTTGAAGCAATTTGATACAAAGTATCATGCCAGCAAATATAAATCTACACATTAAACCGAATAAGCTTCGGCAATCCGGTGGTGGTAGAATATTAAACTATATCCCTCAAATATTCCCTAATGGGGACTTCCATTTCCCTAATAGATCTTTTAGTATCTATCAGATAAAATATGGAGGTAAAACTCGAGGTAATACGCTTAATAAGAAAAAGTTACTCTTCAAGAGACACAATTTCTTAAGTACACATTACGGTTTAAGTCGTAATAATGCAAAAATATTTCTATCTAGACCCTCTGGGCAGATAGAAAGAATAGAAGAGACTATACATGGTATATTCGATTCTATATTATTATTCGATCATATGATCTTCTGTGAAGATAGACCGTCAATGATTAATATTGTAAGAAATATTATAATAATAGGTTCTTACAATTTAAAATTAGTTATATCGTATTGGAAGGAATTTACTACCTTTCTTTACAATAGAGCTGCTAGGTTTCAGGAGAAACTCCCTACGCCTAGTTCACATAATTTCTTCTTTAAATCTCTCAAAGAGAGAACAAAGAAGTATTTCGATGGGTCAGACTTAACTAAGTCTGATCTAGAGAAATTTGCACATTTAACGTCTACAAGACAGTTACCTGCTGCAGATAAGAAGGTTGAAAAAGAATCTCTACTTTCCTTTAAGAAAAATATAGAGGAACATTATGAGATAACCTTCGAAAATTTGGAAGATCTTAGACAGACTTCTAAATTAATTGGTCAATTTTGTCAAAGACATAAGAAACCAATAACATTTGCCCATATATCCTTAGGATGTGCAGGCAGTTATGCTAAGACCGTCCTCCAAGGAGGAAGAGGTCAAGAAATAAAGGAAATACTGGAACAGTATCTACTTTATACACCAGAAGAGGACGAGAATATCTCGACCCCTTATGGTAATCTAATATGCCCTAAGGGCGCAAAACGATGGAGGTATTGGACACGAAGTGAACCTTACCTTACTTATCCTGAAATTGATTTCGGGAAAGTCTTACCTGAAGAGTTTTTCTCTATAGGAGATAAGAAGTGTAACCTTTATTATCAAGGTTATGACGAGGCCATAGGCCCACAAATTATATCCGTCGCGTTTTTAGAATATCTAAAACACGGGGATAAACCAATACCCTGCAGGGTATTAACAATACCAGAACCGGGTTATAAGTCGCGTATCGTGACTACCGGTCCTTTCTGGTTAAATATTCTTCAACAGGGATTATCCCATATATTGAAGGATAAATTGAAATCACACCCTTCGGTTGTGTCTTCATTAACAAAATCTGATCAAGCCTGGCAGGCTATGTACAGATTTTCTCAAAAGGAGTTCCCGGAAGATTTCTGGGTCCTCTCTTCGGACCTTAAAGAGGCAACTGACCATATACCAAAAGTAATTGGTCGTGTACTTCTAGAATCCTTCTTAGAAGGATTAGGGTCTGATAGCAGACATGCAGATGTCTGCCTATCCCTTATTAGTCGATCCCGTCAGTTTGAAGGGAAAGACCATGAAATACTCTCTATCAATCAAGAAAGAGGTATCATGATGGGAGAACCTTTAACAAAGGTAATACTTACTATCCTCAACCTAGTAGTCGAGGAAGAAGCTTTCCGATGGAAACATAAAGGACACTGTCCTTATAAAAA